TCTTCTTATTATTCTGGTAACAACAATAATAACAGTAGCAACAATAACACCACATACTACGACCCTAAAGCAAATGAAGATGCAGGGGTTTATGAAGAAAATAAAAATTTATATGATTCTTTAAAAGATACTTATACCCCACCAGAAAAAACATACGGACCAGGAATTGCAACACCTGGTGAAACAGGTTACGCTTTTACCAAAGCTAATCCAGCGATATTAAAAGGAATAGATCCAAAAATTTTAGAATTTTTTGGCTACAAAGGTGGACCTAATATTCCTGTAGAACTTCTTAAAATGATTATGGAAGGTTCTATTATGGGTGGACCTGAAGCAGGAAATGTTGCAGGACCTACATACAGTGATATTGAAAAAGCTAGAACAGATCCTAATAATCCATACGCAGCCTTCCAAAGTTTTTATGACAGAATAATGCAACAAAGCAACTTGATTGATATAACTCAATCAGGTGGTGGTGGAGGTAGCGGCCGTGGTGGTCGAGGATATGGTTATGGTTATGGATATGGTAGTGGAAATTTTAGATATGGGGGTGGCCT